TTAAAAACATATTAGTTTGCTTTCTAATATAAATTTGACAAAATATCAAATCTATGCTCTCACCCTATATTACTAATCTTATCAACAATTAAGAAACTTTATTTTTAAGTCTTAGCTTGTCTGCTATTATAGCAATAAATTCACTATTTGTAGGCTTGCCTTTATCATTATGCACAGTATTGTACAATCTTCAAAACAATCCTCTAACCGTGATTTTTCAACCGTTCAAACACTATTTAACTGTGTACTAACCTTAATAAAAGTCTGTTAACTTCCCACTATTATTAGTTGCTCTATACAGTAAATGTTTGTTGCTATTCTTGATATAGCAATAATAACATATTATTACAGCAAACACAATAGTAATGTTAAAACTTTTCCAATATGAAGTAATACAAAGTATGTACTTTGATTACAGCGTCCTCTCTGTCATTTCTCAGCTTTCAACTTTCCTTAAAGTCTTGTAATTACTCATTTCAAGCTGTTTTCAAAACACAAAAATCAACAGAGGGCAAGTATAGCCATCACTTACCTAGCTGTTATCTTAACGTTAAGGATATTACCTGCCACATCTTCTATATTCTCAACGCTAACAACTTGATAGACTTTCTCTCTGTACTCGACAGCGTCAGCTATACTGATCTTAACATCTGATCTTAGAATAGCTGTAATAACAGTCTTATCGTCTAAGGTCTTTACAGTTATCCTAGATGGTACTGTTGTTCTTATTCCCTCAATAGGATCGCCCCACATATTAAGTCCAGCATTAGTTATTACAGTAATTCTGTTGTTAAAAGGTACTAACGATAGACTATTCATCTTTAACCCTCCTTAACACAGGTGACCCCCAACGTTGGCTATTACTGTAATACCCTTTATATGCACCTATCTTTCTTCTTGATCCTGTAGCTGTAGTTGGTATCCCTAACAGCTTGTACACCATTGGGGCTATGCTAGTATCTCTGTTCTTAATGCTTATCATAGTACCATCTATCATAACATTACTGATCCCCTGCTCTGCTCTCTCTATGGTATCGTCTATCTTTAATAACCACACTGCCTGTTCTGCTATTACCTCCACTGGAAATACTTCTAATATATCCCCCAGTAATACTGTTAGGATCATATCAGCCCTATTAACAGCCTTAGTCTTTATCCTATTATCTGCGTTATCCCATACATAGCTATTAACTACAGTTTCATCTACATAAGTATTGATCTGCTCTATCGTATATAACATATTGCTTTCCTCATATTTAGTGCTATATATAACAATAGGGACAGCTATATTAACTGTCCCTGTGTAGTAGGTTGTCCTACTTCTTTGCTCTCATTGCTGGTGGTGCAGTTATTAAAGCAAATGCTTTTGGGTGTTTAACACATAAGTTACCGATAAACTCTACAGCAGTTATATAGTGAACTCCGTGTAGTCCAGCGTCCTCAGCAGTTATTCCACCGTTAGAAAGTAAAGAAACAAATTGCTCTCCTAACTTCACTATGAATATGTCACCATCTTTTACTGCTTCGTCCACTAATACTGGAATGTTATCAAATGCCATAACACTTGTACCAAATGCCTCAACCTTAGTTAAAGTCACGTTAGCATTTCTGCATAACTTATTTAACTTTCTGTGAGTTGCTGGGCTAACAAATATAACACAACCACCATCTCTAGCAAATGCAACACTGTCTATAGCCTCATATAACATATCTAATTCAGCGTCAACTGTAGCAACCTCACCTGTAATAGTTCCCTCTAACTTAGTCCCGAAACCATTAGCAACGTAATGAGTTAATCCGTTCATAGAGTTAGATGTTGCGTCTCCATAAAGCATACCAGCTAACATCTTTTGCCCCATAGCTATCATAGCACTTTCTGTTTCAACTGCTCTAACGTTAGCTAAGTCACCCATCTTAGTAAGTGATCTATCGGCCTTAACGTCAGCTTGTGCTATCTTTAAAGCAACAGTGTACTTTTCTGGTAATACTTGACTTGCTCCTAAGTCTTGATCTAACGATCTCCAACCAGCGTTAGGTAATTCTTTCATAACGTTAAAGCTATGTGCTGAACCTACTACCTCTATAACTGGTATTTCAGATAATACTGGGCTGTATTTTTCTAATGCTTGTACGCACCCTCTAGCTAAATCTGTACTACAAAAATTAAGTAAAGTCTTTGCCATACTTATATCCTCCTCTTATCTCTTTGGGCTTATGCCCATCTGTTGTAAATCTATTTAAAAGCTATTTGAACGCCTTTTAAACGTTCTTCTAACTCTCTTGTCTTGTAATCTTCATAATGTTTTACTACTAGTAATAACGCTAGTCCAAATGTAGTTGCCATTATCTCTGCTCTCCTATTTATAGGTTCTCTATATCTTCTAGTATGCTGAATATATCAGTTGATCCTTTTTGTAAATCTTCCGTAATGTCCTTAAATGTTTCATAATTCTTTAAAAGAATTTCAATATCTTTCACTGATCCAGCTTTAGCCCTGGTCAGTACTAGAGTTAAAACGCTATGGACTTCTGCTGCGAGGTCAAGAGCAGTAATACTGTTATTACCTGCGTCCTGTTGTTCCTGCTGTAAGTCTTTCAACTCTTCCATAACGTTGATATAGTCAGTATGCCTTTCCCTAATATTAGTTAAGGTTCTTCTTGATATACCGTTAGCAAGTGCAATTCCTTGGTCGCTTAGTCCATTTAAGTCCTTACCTAACCATTGTTGTAGTACCTTAACGTCCCTATCATTCATACTCTGTTCATACTGTTGCCGTAACTGCTCTAATTCCTTTATTCTAGTTGCTTGATCCTGCATTAGAATAACCCTCTATCAACAGCCTGCCTGTTTCAGTATTCTCTATAAGGTTTATAGTTTCATTAACTAGCTCTAACATAGTAGAACCAAATGCAAACAGAACCAATGAGTTAAGGCTGTCTATAAGTCCTACACTTGCAACCCTATCACCAGATAATACCTTATATATATGTGCTCTACTATAACCGATCATACTCGCTACCTCAGCAGTAGACTTATTTGTTAATGTTTGAAAAATTGAAAACTTGATTTTAAACTTATCACTTTCTGTCATATTCTTATCCCCTTTTTTATAATATTGTTCTAGCTGTAATACCCTTATATAAAGGAGTAGGGCAAAGACCCAGCCATAGTCTCAGCCCTTTTTAAATGGACTTACGGTGACATTTCCGTAAATCTTTTATGGAAATTGAGGTATACCTTTCTGCTCTACTCTTAGCTAAAAAATAGTACCGTAGAAACAATGTATTACCTTGTTCCTACTCCCTCATATGTAATGACTACTAATTAACCTTTTATAAAGTTATACAGTAAAAAAATTTTGTAAAAAGTTTAGGACTGTTAGTGATCTGAAACAATACCCCCTGTTCACTTTTTAATTATTGAACTTATACAGGTCAATTCTGTTTCTACAAATTTTTAGTACTGAACACCAGTATATTCTACCCACTACCTCACCCCCACGCCCCCATACTGCCTGTTGTTCTTTCTCTGGATCAATAGCAATATACAACATAATTACAGCGTATCAGACAGTCTCAGCAGGCTCAGTAACAGCAAATAACAACAATAGACAGCAACTACTACAACGTTAATAACAGCTAATATACAAGCTATTACAGAGGTTATAGGTGTACTATAGCCCTGCTGTTTATACCATAGGTTTACAAAAAGTTGCACATTGTGAAATATGCTATTTTATAGCCCAGTCCCAAAAGGAGTAGGTTTAGGCACACCTCCACCAACAACGGTATAATGCAGGCTGAGACCGTCCGTAAAGGGTAGTGCCAAAACAATAACCTATTTTTAAGTTGATATATGGGTGTTATTAATGCTGATCCCCCTAAAAATAGGTACTCATATTTTAAAAATTAACCCCTTTTCAACGCGAAATGTAATAAATGATATTTTTGCGAAATCTGTTCCTCACTAAGACAGATTGGCTATTTCACTAGTTTTAGACCAATTCCATAACTGTTAATACACTTCAATTACTCCAATAGCTGTAACAGTATTACTAAACTTTTCGTCAAAAACTTTCTATTTCGTGTTGTTTTCACCTCCTGCACCTGCTGGATCATTTAGCTACAGCCTCACACATACACACATACGCGTCCCAATGAACCCCCTATTATCCCCTAAGTCGTCGTTACTTCCTTCTAAATGCCTGCGTGAGTGGGTATGCTTGCCCATCTATACACATTTAAACGCCCGTGAAAAAAGAATAGAAAAGGGGCTAGCACTCTCTGATACATTCTGCTACAACGTTCCTGCCACTATGCCACCCTTATAATACATCTGAAACAGCCTACAACTTCCTTTACTGCCCCATTCCCTCTATAAACGTAATACACTGATACATCTAATACATACCTATCCAAACTGTTTTAGAACGCAAAAAAAGAGCCATAGCAATCAAGTTACAGCCCTTTTGTGTCCAAATACATTGTGTACTGTGATCAATTCAGATATACAGAATATGTGAGAAAGCAGAAAACACATATCCTTCTTTATAACTACAGTCTACTACCACACGAATAAATTCATATAATAGTAGTAACAGGTTTCCCTGTCCCATCTAGTATGACTACTACTATACTTCTTATAAAATTATTACAAACGAAATACCTCTCTATAGTTCTATGATACTGTCTATCAGTCTCGGCTTATCAGCCTCGCCTGTGTCTACTTCGTTTCACTCAGTATCCACACTACCTTTTTCTAATCTGTTATACTTGTTATTTCTTCTGGAAGTTCTGGAGGTAAAATCAGTTTTCCCCTCCCCTATCCAGTAGAGTAATAAACCCTACCAGATAAGGGAAGGAGCATATCTAAACTTCTTCTGTTTAGTCTGTCGGTTTACTTGCTCCCGTCATTACATCACTGTAATAACCTACTGTCCAGAATATTAGTAATGTAATTCTAATACTCAACACCCTCATTTATCGCCTTTATGATGTTTCCAGTAGCCCTCCCTGTCTTTCGACAACGAACGGTACACATTAAATGAGTTATTTGCCCTCTCGCCTCATCGGGTCACCGAGGGCGTACTCGCTTCTAACGCATACTACATCGGTAAGCAGATATAGTACTCAGTAATACAGCCACTCGCTCCGATAGGTTTTTTATTTTACTGTGTTATTCCCATAACCACAGTGCCTTAGTGCGGACTTTCCTATTATTCATTTGTTCATACATATAGGTAACTGATTAACCTTTTTTTAAGTATCTTTATAAAAGATTGTAGTCCAGTGATATTACTGGCTATCACTAACAATACGTAAATAATTCTCCCTATTGTGACTAATTGAAACAAAAAAAGACAGCCTCTCAGCCGTCTAATACTCTTCTATTTTGTAATTCCAATTACATTAAATACCTTCTCCGTATCCAATGTTATATACGTTCTAGCAATATCACTGACTCTCTCACTGCTAATACGTAGATTGTTAGCCCAATTTGTTACAGGAATAAAAAAATAGACCAGCTAGATAATAACTGATCTATCAAATAATACACGGGTTCCTAAATGTTAGTAGTAATTGCTGGAATGATAGGTTTAGAATTAACAACCAGACTACACTATATATAAGTGTTTTCAAACGTCATTTGTGACTATATCTGATCTACTTAGTTCCTATGTTAAAAAGTTTAACAGTAAATAGTATACTGTCTATATCTAATACTGTTTTAATAGTATTACTATTTAGTGTCAAAAATTTTAACATACCTAATCTAACACCCATTCTTTTAGTAAACTTTCTATGGCTTGCTTATCTGTGATGTCCATATCTTTACACTTCTTATTAAACTGCTCTACCAACTCCTTATCAAGTCTCATAGCTGGTATTGTTTTTGTCGTAGCCTTAACTTTCTTAGTATGTTCCATACCCTTCTTGACCTTTTCTAAAGCTACTTCAACGTTTACTACCTCTAAATATTGTAAAGCCTCATCTTTTCTCTTAAATCCTTTATATAAAGAATGGCACCCTTTTACTAACTTCTCACATTCTGCCCAGCTAGTAACTATCTTATTTTCTATCCCTTTTCCCTTCTTTATTGCATAATACTTCTTTCTACTCTTAGCCACTCTAATCCTCTTTATTACTTCAAATTTTATTTAGTAGGAAATACTTTCATCGCATTAAGCATTATTTCTTTACGTCTCTCTTCTAAAGACTTCTCTTTATTTATTTTGTCTTCATTTTTCTCATTAACTTTCTTTAATTTATCCACTTATTTCACCTTCCTTACACTTTAAAAACTATCAAAATAATTCTACTATACCCCTTCATACTTGTAAAATACTGAGGTACGTATAAAGTACATACAACCACTGCCTTAGGGGATCAGAACGAGTGAAGTGCATAGTTTACCCTATGTTTCAAAGGTAAACACTTTTCTGCCTCTTTTTCACGTCACTTCGCTTGGCTTTCTGACTTGTTAACTAACGCTTTAACATCTACAGTCCACCCATAGACAACACGTTAGCCCCGACGCTCTCACGTCTGGACTTCCACCCCAGCTAACTTATATAGCCCCCAGCTGTACGGGCTTAAAGCAATATGTTAAGTCAGTTAACATACTCCTGCTGTATTTTCTGCAATAGCTACAGCTAACTACTAGAATTATTTATAGTTGTTCTAGTGCTTGGACAACTAACCTATAGCAATTTTAGGCAATAGGAAACTAAGCCTTGCACATTCCCTCTTTTTTTGATACCATTTAATTACGGTTTAGGTATCTCCAAGAGGGATATACAAAGTTAATTTAGCAATATTTAATTGTTGCAACTGGGAGCTATTGGCGTAGCTCCTTTTGTTTTATCTTCTTTGCATATTTTCTAATGGACTAAATCTCTGATAATTCTTTCTTATATCTGTTACTGTTAAATCTAAATATGCTTTTTCTGTAACAGTTACTGAACTATGTCCCAATATTCTTGATAGTGTGTAAATATCCATACCAGATACTAACGCTCTCCTAGCAAAGTTGTTCCTTAACCCGTGTGGAGTTATATTCTTTTCTATACCTGCTCTGGTTTTATATAATCTGAAATTACGTTCAAAACACCTTACAGTTGTCTCAGTACCGTGTTTAGTACAAAATAAGAGAATATCATTGTTACAATATCTGTCTTTGTACTGTAACCATCTGCGTAGTATTCCAGCCATTGTATTACTAAAGAATACATAACGATCCTTTTTACCTTTTGTTATATCTGCTGGTATAAGAATTGATCTGCGTTCTATGTCTATATCATCACACTGTAAGGCTAACGTTTCTCCTAACCTCATTCCAGTGTCCATAATTAGCTGAATTATTACATAATCTCTGTATTCGCTAAACTTCGTGGTATCAATAGCTTGTATTAATGCTTTAAACTCAAAGTCTGTAATCTCTTCCTTAGCTTTTCTTTTTGTTTTTACAAATTGTACCTTTGCTGGACTTTTCTTTATTAGACGTTTTGTAACTGCCCAGTTAAAGAAAACTTTTATATTCCTTATATAATTGTTAATAGTTGTATCAGAAACAGTCTTTCCAAAGTCTTTACGACCTGCTGGGTTATTTAGTTTTATAGTTCGATCCTCTGCAACATAAGAATACTTTCCACGTTCCTTAGTAAATTTTATATACTCTTCGATCTGCTCTGGCTTGATCTCTGTTATTAAAGCTGTACCGTATTCCTCCATTAGAAACTTACTTAAAAGTTTTAATGTGCTTTCATATGATCCCAAGGTTTTCTTACTAAGACCTCTAATATGACAATCTTCCATAAAATCCTCAATATAGAACTGTAAATCTCTTTTGGGTTTTAGAATTTTAGGCAATAAAAAAACACCTCCTACTAGCTGTTTGTATTAAACAACCAATAGAAAGTGTTGTAACTTTCTTTGCTTATTAAGTTTAGTAATGTCAAAAAGTAATTAGTTGGCATAACTGAAATACATTTGACAAATTGTTAAATTGTGTTCTACGTTGATTTTACTGCGTTCACAGCCTCACTAGCTTACCTTATTCTTAAGTCTTAGTTTGTCAGCTATGATTGCAATAAATTCACTATTAGTTGGCTTACCTATGTAAACCAACACACTCCAAAGTTAGTATTTAAGCCATTTGTTAAAATATTACAAAGCATATTTTCTTCTAAATTGATAGGTTTAGACAAAAAATATTTATTGGTGTAATAGTATACTTTTATTTACATTTTGTCAATACTTAACTTGCTCTTTTTCTAACTGGTCTATAAAGCCTTTCTCCTCTATCTCCTCTAATATATCTCATTTCTAATGTTTCTCTTTTTATACCAGTAATACCACTCAATTCAGTTAGTGTAACTCTCTTACCTTTATAATCTATATAAATAGTACACGATTTATTGTTTGCTTGTATATTCTTATCTACCCATCTACAATTATCAGGTTCATAATCACCATTTACATCAATCCTATCAATACTGAGCATATCATTATACCCATTAGCATATGCCCAGTTATGAAAATTCAAGTAGCTATTTCTCCACTCATCACATACTTTTATACCTCTAGCACCATAATTATAATAATCTTTATTGTTGGAATTATAACAACGTTGTTTCATCATAACCCATCTTCCATATAACTTAGTCTTTTTAGCTAAGCCATGTTTATTCTTAATATTCATAAACCTAGTTCCTCCTAAAAAATTTCTTTTACTATTATCCGAATTTGTACCTTCTACCTGTAAAACAAAAACTCAAATAATCAATAAAATCTACTTTTTAATTAGGTGAACACTAGGTAAATACTTGCTTTACATCAATTGACTTTAAGTGAAATTATATTTATTTATTAATTGCAAAATTTATAAAATCTGATATAGTCAATATGAAATCATTTTGACTTTCTTTCAAAATGGTTTGTTTTCTGTTTTGTGTGTGAGCTTAGATTTTTTTGTCTAAGCTCTTTTATTTTGTCTACTATTAAATAGTAATACCTTAACTTCATCACTTAAAAAAATAAATATCAAAAAAATAAGGGAACTAACATTAATTTGTTAATTCCCTTTTGTTTCTAGTAACTAAAACCAGCTAATCTACTATTTCTCTTATTGATTCCATTTATTTCACTACTCATGAATTTTGCAGTTTGTCTTGCAACCTCTCTGCCTGAGATTTGAATACTATTATCTACTTGAACAGTTTGACCAGCTAATAATACTTCTAACATTTGCATCAATAAGGTATTTTGATTCTTTAACTCATTAATCATTTCAACATTGTTACTTTCAGCTTTTATGCTAGATGTTGAAGCTACTGTTGATGGTTGATACATTCTTCCACCATAGACCATATCTCTAGTTAATGATTGCATACTAGCTACACTAGCCATAGCATCCAATGGAGCTACTAGAGCTTTAGCTTCATTAGTTCTAATAGTCCTATTGATAGTAACACTACCACTAACACTTCTATTTAAAGTGCTAATCACACTATTCCAATCTGAAATTATTCTACTCCTTGCACTTGATACACTATTTGCTATACCACTAACGTATGAGCCTATTCTTGATTGAGCACTAGAGAAAGCTTTAACTAAATCTTGTGATTTACTTATAATTTCATCCAATTTAATTTTTGATTGAGTTACCATTTCTGTCATAGCAGTAACTGAAGTATTCTTCATATCATCCATAGATTTAGTTATAAGTGTAGTTGATGTTTTAAGATTCTTTTCAACCTCAGGAGCTATTTTCCCTGATTCATCAATCATACTACTTGCAACATTACTCATACCACTCGAAGCATCAGTAACCATATTAGAAGTAGCATTATTGATAGCACTTTGAGCACTAGCCATGTTACTTTCTACTGCTCCAGCACCTTCACTAGTTTTAACATCCATTTGATTACTTATAGTTTCCATAGCAGAACTAATTGAACTTGCCATTTCTTCAGTGTTTAATCTACCACTATTTTTTATTGTTTCAAAATTAGTAGAAAGTATAGGAATGATTTCATCTATATTCATCCCAGCTTTAATACCATCAAACATATATCTAGTAGTATCATTCATGTTAGTTAATGCCAATAACTGATTACTATTCATAGTAGTTAAACTACTAGCTAAAGCAGTTGAAGCTTCTTGATACTTTCCATCCATTATCAATGGTACTTGTTGCATAGCTAAATCTAATGATTGATTCATCAAAGTTAATTCTGTATCTTGTAGAAATCTTAGTTGTGACATTCCTCTAGTAGTAGATAAGGCTAACTTCGACATACCTTCCTCATAAGTCAACTCTTGTCTAGCATTAAATCTAGTCCAAGCATCATTAATAGTTTGTCCACCAGCACCATCTAAAGTCGCTGCGATTAAGTCACAAGCTAATAATATCCAATTTATCATTCCACCAACTGTAACTTGCCAAGCACCTGATATAAACTCACATACTCCAGCTACTACAGTACCTAGTCCACCAAACTTTTCTTGAAGGCTTAATATAGTTGTTTCACTCTCACCTATTGTAGCCATTAAAGCTAAAAGAGCTCCTATTAATACATATGGATTACTCATCAAACCAGATAAACTAGAGAAAGTACCACTCATTCCCCCCATTTTTGTTATAGCCCCACCTATAGCTCCAGTAACACCACCAAATAATCCTATAAGATTTGAAGCCATCCCTAATAACGGAGATATACAAGCTAATGCAATTGCTCCCCATGCTACCCAATCTTTTTGACTATCAGATAGACCACTAAACCATTCAGTAAACTTCTCAACCAATTCAGTTGCTTTTTCTAATATTGGAACAAGGACTTTTTCTCCAAATGGTTCTAATGCAGTTTTCAGTTCATTCCAAGCTCCAAGCATCTGAGCACTAACACCTTCTTCAACATTATCAGCCATTTCTTTCATAGTGCCATCAACATTAACCAATTCCGAACTATAATCACCTAGAGTAGTAAGTAAAGTAGAACCTACATCTTCCCACTTAGTACCAAACAATGCTACTGCATACTCATTTTGCTTAGTCTTATCTTCCATTCCTGATAGAGCTTGAACTACTTTTAAAGTTGCTTCTTTAGCATAATCTCCACCTTTGTTAACTGCATCAGTAACCTCTTTGGCACTTAATCCAATTCCTTCTAAGGCTTGTGCTTGAGAATCTCCAACTTCTTGAAGGTTTATTCCAAGCTCCTTTATACCATCAGCAAGATAATCTAGTTGGAAAACACCATCTTTAGTACCCTTTTTAAGTATTGCTAGAAACTCATCAGCACTAAATCCAGCTTCTTTAAATTGAACTCCATACTCATTAAGTGTATCTAAAAATTCTCCTGAGAAATCTAGTCCACTTTGAAAACCATCAGCTATTAAATCAAAAGCTTCTTCACCACTAATACCAAACTGCTTTATTAAACTCATAGCAGTTTTAACTACTTCTTTAGTATCAGTTCCAAAGGTAGAATTTATAGTTACAATACCTTTTGTGAAATCTTCTAATTGTTGCTCATTGAAAGTATCTCCAAATGCTAACTTTAATTCTTTAAGAGTTTCTACTGATTCTTCAAAGCTGAATCCATCATTTGATATTTCTCTTGCCATATCCTTCAACTTTTCAGCTTCTTCAGTTGTAGCACCTAAAGCATTTTTAAAATGAGTTACTGCATTATCTCCTTCAATAAATGCTCCTGTCATTCCACCTACTGCAACTGCTCCAGCTCCTGAAAGTTTATCAGCACCATCTTTTATTCCATCAATTTTATCTTTTAATTTCTCAGCACTTTCACTAGCATCTTTAAAGCCTTTAGTTAGCTTATCAATGTTAAATCCTTTATCAATTTGCCTAAGCTCTTTACTTAAAGATTCTACATCATTTTCAGTAGCAGTAATCTTGTTTCCAAGAGTAGTCATTTGATTCTCTAAACCTTTTGCTTTAGCTTCAGCATTACTCATAGACTTATTGAAATTCTTATACTTAGAATCTAAATTTTCAATTACTTTAGCTTGTTTCTCTAATTCTTCAGCAGTAGCATTACCACTAGCTTTCATTTCTTCAAGCTTATTTTTAGCTTCTTCTATCTTTTGTGGTAGAGAATCATATTCTTCTTTAAGCTTCCTGATATTCTCCCTTTGTTCTTTATGTGCTTCTTCCAAAGCAATCATTTTCTTATTGTAACTTTCTAGTGTATCTTGTCCAGCCTTTATAGCTTTTGAATAATCTTCTATTCCTTTTTCTGATAAACTTAAAGCTTTCTTTGCCTGATTAAAGGCAGTTTCCATTTGCTTTGTACTTCTATTAACTTCTTGTAAACTTTTATCAAATTGTCCAGTATCTAAACCAAGACTTACCAATAACTCTGCTACTGTTTCTTGACTTTTAGCCATAATATCGTTCCTTTCTTAATCTTAATTTCTACTAAAAAAATAAGGTAGGTGAAGCATATTAACACTTTCACCTACCTTACTTTAAAAACTCATTTCGTCAATATATACTTCCTTGACTTTCTCTTCTTTCTTCTCTTCTAATCCATTTACCTTTTTGTAAATGTCATATTGCTCAAATAGAATCTTTGGAGTTGACTCCCAAAACAAAACTTCACTTCTGTTAAGTAAGCTAACCCAAATATACTCCATAAAGCTCCAGTTCCAATCTTCTTCTAAATCAATTATTTCTTCTTTGCTACTTTTTTTTTATTATCAGTAGGCATTGCTTCAGTTAGAAGTTGTCCTAAACTTTCAAAAGCTGAGAATAATTCCATAATAGATAATTCATCTATTATTTCTCTTTCAAAATCTTCATGTCTAACTTTTATTCCTTGATATAATATTTCACCAATTATATCTAAATCCATTGATTGAACACCATTCATTACTTGTGGCATTGTCAATCCAAGTTCTTTACATATATTTTTCATAACTTTAAAATTAAAAGCCATGTTATATTCTTTTTCATTTAATAGAATCTTTTTCATAACTAAGTTCTCCTTTATTATACATATTGTAATTTTGAAAAGTAGAAACTCCTTCCATAAAAATTACCATCTTTTAAATCCTTTTCTGATAATCGTATGAAATCATTACTTTTCATAATCCTTTTTAGCTCTCTAATCTTTTCTCCAATTCCTAGAGATTCTTCTGCATTGTACCAAAGAGTTATAGCTACCCTAGTAACTTCAGCAGTAGCATCATCATCTTCATAAAAGCTATCATCTACACCAGTAGTACCAAAAATAATATAAATACTGTTATTATTATCTTCTGCTTCCATGAAGTAAATTGGAATATTTAAAGGAGCTAGAGCTGATAAAATTTGTTCATTAATCATAGTAACTACTCCTTTAATCCTTTTACTATTGTTTCTTTAATTGCATCAAGAGAATTATCTATACCTTTTTGATAAGCTTCATCCATCCAAAACGTACCTAGCTTTCCTCTGCTTCCATAATGTTGATAGTAACCATATCTTTGAACTTCTTCTGAAGCGTTCATAGTTCCTATATCAATTTTCTTAGTACCTTTTTTAGTTTTAACTTTAGATTTTTCTAAAGAATCTCTAAGCTTACCAGTATCTTTAGGAGCTTGTGCTTTTTGAGCTTTAAGCATTTCATCAGCACCAGCTTCTAAGCTTTCTTTACTGATTTTATTTGCTACTTTCTTCTCTAGTGAATCAAGCTTCTTTTTCAATTGACTCATATCAAATTCTAAACTCATTCAACCACTTCCTCACATAATAGCTCCATACATGGATTATTAAATTCTCTTTGAATATTTCTAATATTGTAAGCTTTATCATTAAAGAAAACATAATCTTTATCAGTTACATCTTCTTTATTTCTACAAGCTAACTTAATCAAAGTTAACTCTCTATTACTATTAGCTAATGTCACTTCTTTTTCTCTATTTGAACTAGTAAGTAATCCAGCTTTAAGAGAATAAATTTTCTCATACTGAGCTACTTGTATTCCCATATTATTAGTTATCATTTTCTTTCTAAAAATATGGATAGTCTTTCTAAACTGTCCTATTTCATACTTCATTCTTTCTCACCTTCTTATAACAAATTTCTTCTATGAGAATTAAGAATCGTTGTTATAATTGGATTTTCTTTCAACTGCCCTGAAGTCATACCATTTCTAAAATCATAATTCATACTGCATAGTAATAGTAAAGCAGTAGTAATATCTTTATAATTACTTAGCTCTTCTGCTGGTATTCCCGTTCTAGTAGTTGCATATGCTATTGCAGATGGTATAACAATCGTTTCTAGATATACATCATCTTCATCACTATCAATTCTTAAAAACTGTTTAACCACTTCAACATCTAGAATCTCACTAGTATCAATTTGTTTTGGTTTAACTTCTGTTTTGTCATTAATATTTTTCTTAAAAATTTCTGATAAATCCATACTATCTACCTCATTATAAAAAAGGAGATAGAAACTCTATCCCCTAATTGATTATTTTACTTTCTTTGCTAATGTCATAGCTGGAGTAAACTTAGTTTGTACTGCTTCGAACCACTTACTAGTGAACTCTTCTGCACCTTCATCAGTTGAGTTTGCTCTAGCAGATACTTTACCATTTGATATTAATGGCATAAATACTCCAGTTAATGTAACATTTGAAGATTCTATTGATTCTTCCTTACCTTGATAAGTTGCTTCATTTCTAGAAAGAACCCCTTTGTATAATGTTACATATTGGAATCCACCTTTTGATAATGGTGCTCTGAACATAATTGCATATTCTGAAGCTACTGCATCACCACTTTGAGTGAACACACCATTTTCGTAAGTGTTACCACTTATTAAAGCTTCTATAGAATGGTCTAAGTATCCTAATTCTATAGTTACTTCCTTACCTGAGAAAGCTGGTATTACTTGTTCTACTACATCATCTGAATAGAAAGTAACATTCTCAGTATTGTCAGCTATCTCAATAGATATTAATGATGGTACTGCTACTGGAGATTCATAAGTAGTACCTGATAAATCATCTTTTGTTATTTTTGCTATGTGTAAATCTCTTACACCGATTATTCTACTCATAATTTTAATTACCTCACTTAAATTTTTATAATATTAAAAAAGAGAGCTACATTATGTAACTCTCTAACTTAGTTTTTTAGTTTTTAACTATTTCTTAGCTCTTGAGTTTAAAGCCATAGAAACATTACCAATAGCTATAGCTTCTTCTACAGTTGTAACTGCATCTAGTCTTACATCTGCTCTAAATGCTACCGTTCCTGATAAGAAACCTATAGAATCATCTCTCTTGATGTTGATGTTGTGTCTTAAACCAACAGTGATAGCTTTTGATAAGTTAACAAACATTGGCTTAGTTACATTTTCATCAACGATAACTTCACAACCTAAGATAGTCATTACTGGTCTATCTGCATAAGCTCTAACCATTAAAGGTTGTCCGTTAGCATCTTTAAGTTTAGCTATTTGTACTTCCATTTCAGGACTAATTACCCATACTGCTCCATTTCTGTAAGCTGGTTTAATAGCATAATACATATCAATTAAAGCATCTGTATCTATCGCTGAAATTTCTACTGTTTTAGCTCCTTCAGCACCTTCTAATTTCTTAGCTACTATTTCATTTAAAGTTAATCCAAGACCTTCAACCATTTGCTTTTTGATTTCACCTTCAAGGTCGAATCCAACATCTTCCAAAACTTCTTCTGACACAACTACTGCTAGAGCATACTTATCAGCTTTTAATACTTTTTCTTCAACTGTCATTTGAGCTTTTGTATATTCAGTTAATTCTGCAGTTTTAACAAATTTCGGTAATTTAGTTCCTTGTATAGTTAAAGCTGAGTTTGAAGTTGTGTTTATTTTGTTAGCTTTTTCAAATAATGGAGATACATCTGCAACTTTTTCAATTACTCCACCTAAAAATTCAACCTTTTCACTACCAATGTTAGCATTAGTAACTTCTCCAGCTCTAACTTCTAATTCTTTTCCTTCTACTAATAAATTTCTTAATTCTACCATGTTGTTTTTACCTCTTTCTTCTAATTTGTTATTTTGTAATTTGTTATCAATAGCTCTGATTTCTTTTTGTAATTGAGCTATCTTTGCTTGTTCTTCTTCATTAAAGCTTCTATTTTCAACTTCTGAAGCATTTAAAATCTCTTCAAGTTCTGCAATAAGCATTTGCTTTTTTTCAAACATTGCTTTTGTATTCATAGCAACCTCCATTGAATTTTTTATTTTTAGGCATAATGAAAAAACACCTAGCCTTTAATGACTAAGTGTTTCTTACATCTTTGCTTTTTGAATATCTATGAAAAGCTTAAGCTTCTCTTTCAATTCATCATTATTTAATTCTTCAACTACTTCTTGAATCTCCTTATCTAAAACTTCTGCATCAACATCTTCTGAAGTAACCTTTTCTTCTTCAGTTGGTTCAACTTCATTTACAGTATCAGCTTCATTCTTTTCCTCAGTGATTTCTTCTGTAGTTTTATCCTCTTTAGATATTTCAGTATCTTTATCTTCAACTTCAATATCCTCTAGTTTAGCAACTAATTCTGCTTCTTTTTCTTGAAGCTCTTTTATTACTTCTCTAATATTAGATAATTCATCCTCATAACTTCTTAACTCACAAAGAGAACCTTCATATGCAGGATTTTTCACTAAAGATACTTCTAAAAGCTCTATTGCATCAACAAATCTTCTATCAATTAGTGAATTTATACTCTCAACTCTTTCTCTTAAAACTTTGAATCCGAAAGAACAAGAATTTATTATTCCAGCTTTAATCTTTTGATATAATGATTCATCTTTAATATTGGCTTCAAATCTAAGTCCAATGTTATCCTCTCTAAGAGTTAAATCTCCTAGAGATGTAGATGCAAGTTTTTCATTCCAATTATGCTCAAGCAATAATGGTACTTCTTTAGCTCTTGAAAGAGCATCTTCAAATACCCCCGATGTCATAACTTCCTTAAAATACTTACCATTTTCTTTGTTATATAACATTTGAGATTCTCTCTCAGTTACATTGATATAACCACCAATTTTATAAGAACCATCTTTGTTATTTTTTAGCTCCATATCTTTTATTCTGTACTCAGTATTTATAATACACTCACCTCCTTACTCCTGAAGAGTTTCAGATTTAGTACCATCTTCTATATTTCCTATATTTCCATCTAGGTCAACAGTTTTTCCTAGATTTAATATCATTGAATTTCCATTCGATACATTAAATAGAACATCAGATAAGTTCATCTTTAATACATTATCAAGATTAGCTATTCTTGGTAGGTTTTCTAACTCTCTTACAGTGTTAATATCTAAGATATTACTTTCAAGACCAACTTTATAAGCTTCCATCCTATCCTTCATACTTGCATCTTTACTAATTTCACTTAAATCAAATGCAAAGAAATATCCATCTAATTTTTCAGTTTCCAATAAAAGCACTCTATTGTATTCTTCTATAATCTTATCCAATAGTGGTATCAACTTCGCTCTTATAAATGATTTTTCTTGTTCTTCACTAGCAGTAGCATTTATAAGCTCAATACTTGTACCAAATAATGCACAAATTTGTTTATCTAGTAGATTTTGTTGCTCTACTAATTGATTCTGCTGATTATTTCCACCTACATTTTGGAAATGTAAACCCTGATTTAGTACAAATGATTGCTCTGTACCTGAGTTAACAAATTTTCTCCAACTAGATTTTAGAGCATCCAGTTCTTCTTGACCTAGTGGAATATCAGATTCAATAATTCCCTTTGGAGCATTGCTATTCTTAGCACTAACCTTATTGTTATTGAGCATATACATAGCTGATTCAAGAAGTGTCTTATTTTGATTTACTAATCCACTAAATGTAACTCCATCTGTAGTGTTTGCCAATGTTATGAAATCAAAATCATTGTATGGTTTACCCATTACTGAATATTGAACTTCCTTGAAAATTGGGTCATTATTTCCAATAATCATTACATCACTTGGATTAACATATCTTAGTGAATTTACTTTTAAGCCTTTTCTTTCAACAAATATATGAGCTCTTCCCTGAATGAGATAATCCTTAATCATATTGAATTTAGTATTGTATGAAGAAATAACTCCACCACAATCATGATTTAATAATCTAGTTCTTTCATCTTTAACCTCAACTATTTTGCCATCTTCTTTTTTATAAAGCTTTACTTTTAAAGGTGCAATTCTACTAGCAATATAATTTATATTACTATTAACCATAGGAATTTCTGTTACATTTCTACTAGTAACATATACATTACTTGTAGCTGAACTACTTAATGATGAACTAAAAATTGAACTATTATCTCTCTTTTCTTTAGTTCCAAATAAACTTCTAATATTTATACCCTCCACCTCCTTTTATAAGTCGTAACTTATAAATTGTTTTCTTCTATATCTAAGCTCTTTCTCTTCAAGTTGAGTTAATGCAAGAGCTAAAGAAATTACCATATCAATCTTTCCATTACTAGATTTCTTTGTTATGTACTTGTCCATATTCTCAGAATATTTACACCTACAATTCGCAAAATTATCTAACAACAATGCATTATCCAAGAAATATATTTCTTTATTTAATATCTTCTCTTCCAATAGTTTATAAATTGGAGATAATACTTTTGAGTGCATTGGTGTATCAATCATTCTTAATCCTAGGCTTGAAAGTCTATTTGCACTGCTGATAAAATTCCATCTATCATAAGCAACTCCCATAACTTTACAACCAAATGATTTCTCAATATTAGCTACATAATCCTCAAGTACACTATAATTAATTGTTAAATCACCACAAGCAATGCAATCACCTTCTTGGATAAACCTACGATAATCACATTTCTCTTTGACACTCTTTTCCATGATTCTACCTTCAGGAATGAAACACATAGATTTTACATAAATCTTTCCATTATCAATACAAACTATACTAACACTTGTATTGTCACTTGAGATTGAAGCATCTATTCCAACATATACATTTTTACCCTTGAAGCTAAAACCATTTCTAGGTATTACACATTCCTTTATATAAGAAATAGGAATATAGCTTTCTACTTTTGCAGATGGTAGGTATTGATTTAATATAAATACTCTAAAATTTCTCATTTTAGCTGGAATCTCGATAGCTTGATTAAACTGATTCATAAGGAATTTTTGACCATCCTTATTCCAACTTGCCATCTGCAAAGGTGAGGCTTTTTCCCATTTAGTAGAATCTGTATAATCATCATCAGCATCTAATTCATATATTAATCCAAAAGTATTTCCTGAATCCTCTAAAGCTCCATCCAATACCTTTTTATACCAATCAACCATATCTTTAAATACATTCTGCTCATTATCAAAAGCAGTGCTGATATAAATTGCTAATCTTGAGGAGTTAACTGACATTTGAGATAGCTTAAGTGCATCTACAATATCAGGAGTTAATTGGTTAGCAACTTCATCTACAATATAAGTAGTTAATAATTTACCTAATAGATTTTGTGCTTCACCACTTAGTGCATGACAAGTAGCTTCATTATGTTTGCACATAATCTTCTCTCTAGTTATCTTGAACATTTTTACTAACTTAGGACTTGAACGAATTATTGCTTCCATTTCCTTCTTAATAAGCGAAGAAATTTCCCTCGTTTTCCCAGCTATCGCAGTTTGAGCAAACATAGGAGCACGAAGTAATATTATTATTTCTATTAAAGCTGACAAAAATGATTTTCCATTTTTTCTCGAGATTTGAAGTATAACTTCTTGTATCATCTTTTGAGAGCTTCCATCTTTAGCAAACCATCCGAACACATTTTCAATAATCATAGCTTGAAATCCAGCTAGGTGATTTATTATTGGTTGTCCAGTAAAAAATCCCGTTGCATAATTTGTATAGTGTAACAATCCATAGATAATTTTCATCTCTTGCATATTGAAATAAAAATCAAAATCATCTTGATATTGTTTATTTTCAAGCCTATCTATGTATTTTTCACATTCTCTCTTTACGTACTCATTAGATATAATCTTTCCTGACACAACATCTTTAGAGTATTTATAACCAATTAAATCAGTGAAATCTTTTGGTATTAACATTAGAAATCACCTCTTAAAACTTTCAATAAGTCATCATCTTCTTCATCACTTACATTAAGCATTGCAAGTCGTGCTCTATCACTTGGGTTCATTCCAAGCTTTGATGAATAAGTATTGTATAGTTGAGCATATTTGTTATAGATAGCTACTGCTTTATGCTCAGATACATTTTCTGCTCCAGCTTTATTTACATATGTAGTTAATAAACCTTCTGATTTTATTATCTCCTGACACTGATGCATTTTAGCTAAAGCATCTGAAACTATCGCTACTGTAAATCCATCAAGTACATTTAATATACCTTCAGGAAAATTTCTTACAATTAGCCTATAATACTTTCTTCCTAAAGTGTCTAAGTTATCAGGTGGAGTGTCAGTTAAAATAGTATCACCTTGTAACTTCTTTTCACCTAATTTTCTTTTTTCTTTTTCTTCTTTGCTCATATTTGAGTTAAGCAAATTTGTTGGTTTCGGTGGTCTACTCATAATACTAATTCCTCCTTCCACCTATTTTTCAATGTACCCCTTTTAGTCCGTTTTCAGGACTTGTTATGAGAACTCATCCTCTCTCGTCCTCTTTTTCTCTCTCCTAAATAATCTCAACTATTGGGGGGCATCTAAAAAATTTTCATTTAATAATTTATAATTTCCAGTTTCTTTTTCTTTCTTTAAATCTTCAATGAACTTATCCAATTTTTCTTTTGAATTGATATTGAGCTTATGTATAAGCTTATGATAGTGACTTGATATTGGAATTAAATTATCAATGTCTAATCTCTTCTCCCAAGCTTCTCCAATGAACTCGATATGATGTACACTCGAAGCTACTGCAACCTCACCTAATTGCTCTGCTACATAACACTTATACCTAGCCTTAACAAGTATAGATAACCTCATAGTTTGCCATGCTCTCGAACTATAGAAACGATTCTCTCTAGCAGTTTTTTCATTTTGATTTTCTCTCTTCGCCTTATAATCTACCTTTGGTTTAGGTTTACTTGGACAAATATGATTTCTCATATCTACTGTTTCCATACAATATCTACAATACTTGTACATATAATCACCTAAATAAACATATTCAAAGCCAATAGTATTGCTATAAAACTAACTATCTTTTTCTCATAATTTGTTATTGCTCTTGTTACAACAAATCCATATTTATTCATACTTTTTCTTCTCTCCCTTTGTAATATAATAAGAGAGCTATAGGTAGTACCCATAGCTCATAAACAAAGGAGTAGCTTTTATCCACTAGTGCTATTTTGATTAAAAAATAGCAGCAATATTTACTTTAACATAACTTCAAAGTTATCTAATACTAGTAAATTAAGAAGTTGATTAACTAATAAAAATTTATTCATTTCATCTACATCCAATACTTTAGATGGAGTTGACTCTAAGAAATCTATAAATCCTTTAATAACTTCTATATCTACTTCACATCTATAACCATTTAACTTCTCACCAACAATAGTTCCCCTAATATTTCTTAATCTCTTTAATTCCTTTAAAATACTCTTATTCATAATATAATGCTCTCCTTTAAAATTAAATTATAGAGCTTTTTGATAAACCAGTAAGCTCTATAAACTGGTACTTTGTAAATACAAATTTAATACTATTTAATTTTTAGGAGTCAGAAATTAATACTTCAACAAAAGAAAAAATAGACTAGGTACAAGACGAGGATTCCTCCTTTTTATTCCCTTGTACTAGAATATATTTATTTATAAAATAGCCTTAAGACCATCTTATATCTCTTCAAATTTTAAATCTTTATAATGATTTCTTTTACCTTTCCTTTATCTTTTGTAAAATTAAAAAAGAGCTAGCATCTCTACTAGCTCTATTAGGTGATTCCGTTTGATGATTAAACCTTGCATCTTCACAAGGGATTTTTATATCTCATTTTTAGTCTTATATCATTTTCTTATTATGGAAAATAAAGAATTGATGATAGCTATATGTCAAGAATTATAGGATTTATCATATAAGACTAAAAATCAAATATAAAGAGATTGAGGAGCTATTTTACAATAACTCCTTTAGTATTTAATCATGAAATTAAAAGCTTTAAAATCAGAGGTATTAACACATCACAACAGTTGCCGAGCTAGGCTCGGCACTATCTCTACTCAACTATTAAACTATTTGAACACTAAAAATAGTGGGTAGATACCTCTTTACAGATATCCACCTACTTAATTTTAAACTCTATATCTGATTATTGGAGCTTGAAAACTGCGTTTTCAACCTCTCAGCAATAATTTTAAAAATTATAAGGTTCGCTCACTGCGCTTCTGCTTACCTTAAATTTATAAAAATTTTGCTGGTGATTTAATAATTGATTAAAATAAAAAATTGTCACCTTATAATATTAGAAACTATTTAATATATATTAAAGTTTCTGTGATTATAAGGTGACAAAAATTATTTGCTTCTTAAAATTCTATCTATTAACTCGATATCTTCAACAAAACTACTATATGAAAGTGCAACATCTACTCTTTTATCTTCTATGCGTAATTCTTCCTCTGTAAATAAAGGTTCTCCAAATTTCAAATTTTCTTTAGATTGCTTACATAAAATTTTCATTCTTGCTATATCGTGATTTTTTTCGAAATGTTTTCTTGCTAAATCAATTATTCCTTTATGTGTAGCTTCAAACAATTCTCTAGTTTTATTATCACTTAATTTATCTTCTACTCCCCACCTTATTGTATTTGTAGTATAGATTATCTTAAATGCTTTTCTGTAATTTATTAAATTTAACTCACTATATTCTAAGTTTATCTTTTTTATAACCCTATTCTTAAACTCATTATATTTTCCCACTAATACTATTTTGCTTAAGCTTGAGTAACCCATTTCTTTCATAATAAATGCTTCTGCTTCTAATAATATCTTTGCTTCTTTATCTGTTATTTCTCTTTCCTTACTATTGTTATACTTTATCATAATAACTTCGCTTGATTTTATATATCTTTTATCGTTCATCCTTTTAAGTCCACTATTTAAAGCACCTCTTAAAACTGAATAATAGTTGTTGTGATAATATTTTATAACATTTCTATTAATAGTTATTCCTTCTGTGGCAAATAAATAATCTTTGTTACTATAGCTAATACTATATTCTTCTGAAATTAATGTAGCTAATGTCATTAATTCATTAACACCATAATAAACAATATCATCATTTCCTTGTAATGCTCTATTGTGAAGAATAGATAATAATATATCTTCAACTATATCTACATATTTTCCAGCCTTTTCTCTTATTTTTTCTGCTGGCTCTTCATATACCCTATGTATGATAAAAGTTGCTTTTTCTCCCTTTTCCCACTCACAATGATTACCTAAACTTTCAATTTGAAGTATCTTTCCTTTTCCACTCTTCTTTTCCCAATCCATCATTTCACATAATTGTGCATACTTAAAAGTTCCAGTTTTTAATTTAATCATAAATAATTTCTCCTTTTCTTTTGTAATTTTATTTTCTGAGTCTTTTAATCCTAACTCGAACCTTCAAAATCAATGAAGGCTTAATCAAGATTAATCCATTTATATTTCAAAACTATTAATCCGAAATCTACCCTTTAAAACATAAAAAAGCTGGTACTTTTTTAGCACCAGCTTAAATTTTTATATTGAAGTAAAATAAGCACTTCTACCTTTTACTCTAGTTTTAGTCATATCTAATCTATAAATCCCTTCTATACAAGGTTTTAAATATTCAGCATATATGATTCCTAGAGCATCTCCTTGATAGTTATATACAACAAATCCATCTTTCGTATTTCTTATCCCAAGATAATCAGCTTTTAAAATCTTATCTTTATCTTTAGTAGTTATATTGAAACCTATCTCAGCATCTAATTTCTTTTGAAGTAATTGCTTATCAATTCTTGCTATAACTCCAAAGCAATCTTCTTTTATTTTTCTTTCTTTCAAACTCTTTCTAGTGAACAAAATAGGAGTACCATCTTCATCTTCTTCAGCAACTACCATTGTAGAATATTTGTATTTAAGTGCTCTTTCTACTATTATCCAGTAATAGTTAATCAAGAATTGATTTATTTCTTCTAATTCAATATTTTTATCTTTATTAAATTTTGAGCTTTTGATGAATTCTAACATAGCTTTTATTATTTGTTCCTCTGTATAGTTGAAAAATAACTCTTCTGATAATTGACCTTGTTCTATTTTCATAGTATTGAATATTTGGTCATGCTCAATATCAATTATTTTCTTATCTTCATCAGTCAATTTATTTCTTTTTAAGTATTTTGTACTTCTAAGTTTACTCATAGCCTTTTCAGATTCTCTATACTTTTTAAATGCTTCTGTAATATCTTTTTCACACTGAGCTACTATCTCATTATCTTGTATAGTATAATCTAAAGTATCAATCAATGTTGTGATTAAGTTAGGTATTACTTTAGTATTGTCTTTAACCTTATCTTTAATTACATTTTTAACATAAGATAGCATAGACATATAACCATTAACTTCTCCATCAACATAAATTGTACTAGCAATATCGTTATAATATAAACTTAATGAAGTCATATTCATAGTAGTAGACTTTTTACTGTATTTTTTATCAGGTAAAGCCATAAAGAATCTTGGTTTAAGTTGATTTTCTCCAATTATTTCCTCTATCTCTTTATCTGTAACTTGTACACCAGTTTTATTGCTATCTATCTCCTTCATGGATAATTGAATTAACTTGTTAAGCTTATAGTCATTAGCATAGAAGCATTTTGTTATTAACTCTTTTTGTTGGTTAATAGGTAACTGAGTTGAACTAATATATTTACTTATTTCTTCTTTGAAATTTAGTATATTTTTTCCAGTATAGAACTCAGAACTATAGTTAGGAGTAGGAAAGTTTAACATCTTACTGAATAAATACTCTGAGTTGACCAATCTACCTTCCACATCAAACCAAACTGATTGACATTGTGAACAAATTGAACTTGATGCAATAGCCAATTTTCCAATCTTATTTCCAAGAACTCTCATATTATCTTCTTTGATAACCATATCACTTAGTTCAGCAAATTTAATTTTAATAGCTTCTGCTTTAGAGTTTGCATCATCCTTGTTTATGAATAGTAATCCATCTGCTGGAGGTACTACTGAATTTTTAAGAATATCATTGTTACTTACTAAAATTATATCTCCATCAAAATCACAACCACTTTTCACCATTGCATCAATCCATCTTTGATTAAAAACTAATATCTCATTTGAAAAATTACAATATCTATCGTATTCAGTTGCTTGTACTAAAACTTCATTTGTAATTTCCTGATATGAAGCAAGTGGAAACCTTGCGAACATTCTAGTACCAACTTCACCTTTAATATAAAATTCTCCTTTTTTTAATCCACCATCAACCTGAGATAAGTCAGTTATTTCTCTTTGTGTTTGCTCCATGCAATAGTTTAAGAATAATAGTGGGTCAGCAGATGCTACTTTGAATGATGTATCATTTAAATAAAACTTACCTGAAGCTAATTCTTTTACTTTTCTTTCTATCATTGAGAATAAACCATTCTTAACTCTTGGTATCTGTATAAACTTATCATACTCCATAGCTAACATCATTTCAGTTTTATCAGCTACATTTCTAGCCACTATACACTCATCATCATATTCTTCCATATTGGACACTTCAGATTCTATTGCTAAGAAATGCTTTATTGCTAATTCTTCACCATTTATTATTCTCTCAAGCATATTTCTAGTTGGTTCAGCTAATTGGCATATTTCTTGATAAGTAAGGTTCAACATTGTTAATAATTGATACGAACTTTCTGCAACTGTTTTTGATTCACCTTTTCCATACTTTGTTACATATAAACAATCAAGTAAATCAGCAAAAGCTTCTTCTCTATTAGATTCATAATCTTCCATAGAATCAAACCATTTATTCCATTTAACCATGCTTTGGTTTATGATAATTGTATCTTCTGTAACCTTTCTCTCAGTTCCCCAGCAATCTTTGATGTAGAAATATCCATCTTCTCTTTTTAAATGTGGAAACTTATCATTTAAATACGAAAGTATGTCTACATTAGTAAGCAATCCCTTTGTAGCCATCTTAGTTCTTATAACTGCATAAGGTATTGCTTTCTTCAATCCTAATCCTTTCGCTATCATAGTTGCAACCTTATTAGTCATAATTCCACACCCATCAAATGCAGTTACTTTATTATAAGCATCCTCACCTTCTGCTTTAACCAACTGTCCATTTTTGAATATCTTAGTATTAGGAGTATAAACTATGTGTTTTATATCAGATACACAAATCATATCAGGAATATAAACCTTATTATCAACAACTATTCTATTGCTTCCTGAGAACAATAAGCTCCATCTAGCAGTTAGGTCTTTAGCTATTGATATTTCTTTATTTTTATATTTTTTTAAAGTCTTAAATGTTTCTAATCTACCAGCATCAACTAAATTCAATACTTTTTTAGTTACATCATAAAATTTCACATCAATATAAAAAGCTTCTTTCTTTTTAGATTGATTAGGAGTTATTGTTAAATAAGTATATTCTCTTCCTTCTGCAACTAGATTACCAGCTCTTTCTAAGTTTATATTTGATACTTTTATTATATGGTTAAAGCTCATTCCATCTATAAGGTCTACTCCAGCAATTCTGCAAAAAATATGTAAGAATTGTGATTCTGATAATGTTAGTTCTTCTATTTTACACTTATCGCTTAGATACATTCTTCCATCTTGAGCTTTTATAGCTTCTGTTAAGTTATATCCTTTAATTGTTACATTTGCTTTCTTATTAATTTTCTTCATAATAAAATACCTCTTTCTTGCTTAATTTTTTCTTTTGATTTTTTATAGTTTTTTACTTATTGTTTTCTTGTTCTAGAATTGCTTTTCTCATAAGTTCTTCAAGTGCTTCTGTCATTGTCTTACCTTGTTTCATACTAGAAACTTTAAAAGCTCTTTTTAAATCCTCATTTACTCTTAGATTGATAATTGCATTTTTCATAAAAATCTTCTCCTTTTCTTTTTTTGTGTAGATTGTATATACATAGTGGGTAAAAAAAATATTTGTGAAAACTACCCCTTCACTATATATCGTGGAAAAATCTGAGCTTTTTGGATAGTTAAAAAACTATTTTCAAAATATTAATCCGTATAAGGTCTTTGAAACGTAAAAAAAGTTGATGATTTCTCATCAACTTTTTAAATATTATTATTGTAACTCTCTATACCATATAGTTACATCTAATAATCCCATCTTTGATAATTCATAGCCAATTCCATCTAAACAATCTATTAACGAATCATCTCCACTATATTCTATACCTTCTACTATACCAATACCTTTTTGTCCCTTAACTATAACAACTATTTCATTATACTTATCTTCAACTATTCCAATAGTATCTCCACTTATTATTTTTTCTCCATCATTTAGTCCAATTTTAACTTCTCTAGCTTCGTCATACCAAGGATATTTACTGTTTGATGAAAATAAACCAGCATCCCTTAAAACCTCTTTTTTCTTTGGCACTAAATCTATACCTAATAAATTTTCTATTAGTGAAGCTCCAATTACTCTTACATAGCTTTTACTTTTAATAACTTCAATAAGTTTTTCAATAGCTTCAAATTCTGTCAGAATAATTTCATTTCTTCTTTTATTAACTTCTAAAATGTTCCCTTCCTCAAATGTAATAACATCATTCTCTCTTAATCTAAATCTAGCATATTTCATATTACTTCTACCTCCATTTTTACTTTTAAAATTTTATTGACAATATATTAATCCGTATAGCTCTTTAAAAATGTAAAAAAAGTTGATAAAAAAATTATCAACTTTAAAAATGAAACTCAAATTTTATTAAATAAAAAATTAATAATTATAAAAAAACTCAACCTCAACTCTTAAGTTGAACAAAATTTCAAATTATGTTAATATTTACGTAAAAATAGATTTGAGGTGATAAAAATGAGAACTAATTTAATATATTCAAACGAAGAAACTCATAGTGGATATGGAGCTGGCTCAGGGGATACAGAAAGATATGAATATGAGTGTGCTTGTGGAAAAGGTACAATAATAGAAGAACATGATAATATTCCTGGTTTTAGAGACCACTCAGTATATATCTGTTGTGAAGATTGTAGAGAAAGTTATGAACTTGATACCTCTAAAGGAACTAGGAATTGGGATTTAGTAAAAAAATAAAAAGGAAGTTTATTCTTCCTTTTTTATTCAACATTTTATCTTTAAATATTATAACATTGATTCATGTTTTTTTACTATTTCTTCAAAATTTCCATTAACCTTCTTTAATATCTTCTCAAATTTTCTAATAATACCCTTTAAGTTGAACTCATCTAAAAAAGATACATCTAAATATTCGATTTCTCCAAATCTAGCCTTATAAAATGCTATCTTATTAATATTATGTATTATTAACGGAGAAATTTCTCTATACCTCTTACTCCAATACCTTTTATGTTTTTTTGTAATTTCATTTAATAAATAATATCCTATAATTTGATATACATCTTTTCCAACATATCCCCTATTTTTAGTAGTTTTAAAATCATATAATACTCCATCTATAAATATATCAGCATCAGCACCCCCTACTAATTCTGAGCCTAATCCAAACTCAGGATTAAATAATACAATACTCTCTTTCTTTACTATATTTTTTATAAATTCTTCTTTAAAAACAATAAGTAAGTTTCTTAATTCATTTATTACATTATCATTAAACTCTGTAAAGTAACTAAGTATTTTATCGCTCATATCCTTACTCATACTTTCTATATTTACTCTAATAATTTTGTTTATATCTATATTACTTTCATTACATTCTATAATAAGATTAATAAAGGAAGTATCTGAAGGTACATTAAATTCCTTTGGAAAACCATCCATTTCTACTTTTTTTACTTCTAATAAATTTTTATATTCATCATAACATTCTATATTTATCCTAACCTTAATTATATTATAATATGAAAAACTAATCCTACAAATTTCACCATTAACTTTTATAAAGTTTTTACTTACTATCTTACTTTTAGATAATACTTTGATTCCTTCATCTATTTCTTTATACTCAAAATCATCACCACTAAGTATAGTATCCTCCGGACACATCCCCATATTTTTCAACGCAATCATAGTTCCAAAACTTCCGTTTCTATAAAAATGCTCTAGCCTCGCTAAAAATAAAGATTTTTTTAACAAAATATTAAAATCATCCACTTCTAAATTTACATATTTTTTAATAACATTTAGTGAGTTATTAAATTCTTTTTGTAAATTATCAATTATTGTATTGTAGTCTAAAGCAAATGTTATACAGTCTAATCCACCTGCTGGTATACCATGATATAACTTTTCATAAGCACTTTGCTTATTATTATCAATATTTCTAGCAATCTCAAATCTAGCTAAATAATCAAATGCAGTTCCAACTAATGTAGAATCATATGGCACATCTAAATTATAAGGAAATTTCTCTGTATACTCCTTAGAAAAGGGTATCTTACCTGACAACGTATAAAATTTATTCTTATCAGGTTTTATACCTTTAAAAAATTCCTTAATCTCTTTATTGTTATTTATTAATCCCGTTAATGACATATTACCACCCCATTTATTTCTCATTAAATTTTATAGTTAATTGTTATTCAAATACTCTTTAATTTTAATAAAATCATACTTTCATCTCTTATTGTGCTAATATAAAAATTCAATTTTATTTTTCACATATCTTATCTTTTCTAACTTTAATGTTTGATAGCAACTTTTCTTCAATATATTTAAATGTAGGTTTGGATATTTTAATTCTTAGTTCATCTTCTATACTCTTTATTAAATCAATAACAAATTCCATCATATTATCAATTTCAATTTCCTTATAGTCAATTTCTATAACTGGAGAGTCATAAAATTTATCATCTTCATTAACAAACTTACTAATTTTGATTTTATTCTCATTATCTTTATCAATACTTAACTTAAATAAACTTTCTTCATTACCCATATAGTAATTTTTTAAAATCATTATATGTTCTCTAGCATATTTAAACATTAAATTCCATCCTACATTATAACTTTCTCCACAACACATATGAAAATCTTCTCCTAAATAATTATAAAACTCAAAATTTTCTTTGCAGTAATAGATATTACCTACACATCCACCACCACTAATTTTTTTAATATATTTAAGGTTAAAATCTCCATTAAACTCTTCAATTTCATATGTTAAAAATATATCTACAGTTCTTTCATTATTTATTATAA